CCGCTTACCTGAGGAGGTAATGACAGGTATGCTAGGAGCTGGAGGATGGAGTGATGGCAAGTTAACTTACCATACAGCAATTGGTGGTGTATTATCAAAATACACAGGTGAGGAAAAAGCAATGGAATTAATGGATCAAGTTATTACTAACTTTAAACGTTTCCACCCTAAACCTGAAGAAGTACAATGCTCAAATCCAATTGCTGAACCAGATTTTATTAAACCACATTTCGGTTTACGTTTATTTCCGGTATGGCACGTTGGTACAGATTACCTATCTGAAATTGCTAAAAATTGGTACAATTATTTAGTGTCTAAAGGTGTTAAATTTATTTGGGAACATAAAGTAGAACAAATTGATTTCGAAAATAATTTAGTTTCATATTATTGGAATAATGAAGCTGCTAAAGAAACCAAACATAAATACTATAATGAACTTATATTTGCTGTAGGTAAATCAGGTATTGATTTCGCTCAACAATTAGCTAATCAATATGAACTACCAGACGAGCCTAAATCAGTACAAATTGGAGTTCGATTTGAAGCCCCACAAGAACACTTTCAGAAATTAATTGATATTAGTTACGATTTTAAATTGTATCGTAAATTTGATAATGGTGTTTCATTACGTTCATTTTGTACAAATAATAATGCGGCTTATGTAGCTGTAGAAGAAACATATGGTGATGTTACTTACAATGGTCACGCTAAAAAAGATCCTAAATATTTAAATAGAATGACTAATTTTGGTATCATTATGGAAATTAAGGATATTGAAGATCCATTTAAATGGTGTAGAGAATTAGTAAATAAATTACAAATTAAACCTAACAATACCGGTTTATATTATTCACCTAATGGTACTCGTAATCCATCAACCACATCTGAAGGAACTCTTATTAATACAGCCCAAGTTGATGAGATTGGATTAAAAGATATAAAACAAGAATTTCAAGGATATTTCCAATACATTGAAGATTTTATTGAGGATATGAAAAAAGTATTTCCAACATTAGGTGATGATTGGGGAATTTACATACCAGAAGTAAAATATTTATCACCAGAACCATTAGTTAACTATACTAATTTATCATTAACTAAATATCCAAATGTACATTTTGTTGGAGACGCATTAAGTGCAAGAGGTATAACAGTTAGTGGTGCACATGGTATTTATGTTGCCGAATCATTATTAAAATAATATGAAAACATTAGTAATGTCTGACCTACATATAGGTTCTAAAGGCTGTAATACTAAAGCCATCATAAACCTACTTAAAACTGTAGAATACGACCGCTTAATATTAGTAGGCGATATTATTGATGGGTGGTTATTCCAGCGTTATAAGAAGTTTAGCGCGGAACATAACAAAGTAATACGTAAGTTGTTTAAAATATCTAAAGAAAAAGAAATTATTTGGATATCAGGTAACCATGATGAATTCTTAAGAAAATACACACCTATGCAATTAGGTAATATTAAAATAGTAGACGAATTTATTGAAGGTGGTATTTGGTTTTGTCATGGAGATAAATACGATGGTATTATTAAAATGCATTGGTTAGGTATGTTAGGTTCAATTGGTTATGATGCTGCTATTGTTATTGATAGACTATTAAAGAAAATTAATAAGAAAACAAGTTTATCTAAGTATTTAAAAGACAATGTTAAAGCTGCTGTTTCATTTATGGTTGATTATGAGCATGAAATGATTAGACAAGCTAAAAAACGCAATTGCCATACTGTTATTTGTGGACATATTCACACACCAGCAGACAAAACTATAGATAATATTAGGTATATCAATACAGGAGATTGGATTGAAAATCAATCATATGTATTATATGAACTATCTAATTATGAAATAGGTAGTGGAACCTTAAAATTATACAATAATAACTAATATGGATTTATATACCGCAGGACTTCTACCAATGATATTTGGTGTTACTTTATCACTAGTGTTTGTTGGTGGATTAATTTGGTTTGTTAATTATAAAATTAGCGGACATTTATCACAAAAAGAATGGTTAACTAGATTTGTTGCTTTAATGTTAACAGCATTTTTAGGTTTATTTTTAGTTGATAAGTTAGTGTCATTTAAAACACCTTTATTAACTCCGGAAATGAGTAATGGGTTATTTGAATTAATAAAAAATATTGTGTTGATTGTATTTGGATATCAATTCCATACAGCCGATAAAGGTAAAGAAAATAAAGAAACTGAAGATTAATGTTTATATAATGTTAATAACAGATAAAGCTAGAGACAGAATAAAAGCAATCAAATTAGAATCTAATTTTGATGAAACATACTTCCTCCGTGTATCAGTACAAGGAGGAGGTTGTTCTGGCTTATCTTATAAATTAGACTTTGACAATACTATTAAATCAGGTGACCAGGAATTTGAAGATAACGGAGAAAAATTAGTGTTAGATATGAAATCATTCCTATATCTAGCGGGTACTGAACTTGATTTTTCAGATGGGTTAAATGGTAAAGGATTTCAATTCAATAATCCAAATGCAACACGAACATGTGGATGTGGTGAAAGTTTTGCAGTATAAGTTTGGCCTCCTACTAATTGGATGTTATATTTAATTATATGGAAAATAAAAAATTTGAACCAACTAAAAAATTAACAAAAGCAGACGGAACAATCGCATATGTTTGGGAAGGTAAGTACCATAACTGGGATGGACCAGCATTAATACCTCAAGGTGAAAGAAAAAAACGTGAGTATTATCTATATGGTATTAAATATACTGAAAAGTTATTTAAAGAACATTGTAAACAACGTGAAGGTTTACCATGGTTCAAATCATCAACTGGCAATGCAGCTGGTTCTAGAGTTTAAACAAATTAATTACAACTTGGTCTCATTAGAGATTTTACATACATTATAATATATGAAAATAGGTTTTTGTGGAACAATGAGTGTTGGTAAAACAACATTAGTAAAATCATTAGGTGAATTACCTGAATTTAAAGACTACTATGTTACAACTGAACGTAGTAAATATTTAAAGGATTTAGGTATTCCATTAAATACTGATAGTACTTTAAATGGTCAAACTATATTTTTAGCGGAACGTGTTAGTGAATTAATGCGTCCTAAATTAATTACTGATAGAACAGTTATTGATGTTATAGCATTTGCTAAATGTGCTAAATCTATTAATGTTTTAGATAAAGAAGCGTTTGAAGATTATGCTAAATTGTTTGTTAGTCAATATGATTATATATTTTATGTAAATCCTATTGGAACAGTTATGGAAAATAACGGAGTACGTGAAACTGATAATGAGTTTAGAAAAACAATTGATTTCTTTATTCAAAGAATTGCTGATAGATATTCACATCGTATGAAAAATTTTGTAGAAATTAGCGGAACTAATGAAGAACGTGTTAAAAAAGTTAAAGAGACAATATTTTCATAATATTTATCAGAAAAATATAACATGAAAATCAAAGAATTTAAATCTTTTATACGTGAAGAAATTATTTCTACATTGTCAGAAAATATAGGAGTTAGAATACAAGGCAAATCAGGTAAAGAAACAGTAACTTCATTTAAAGATTTAGCAGATGCTAATAAATTTAGACAGGAAAATCCTAATATAACAAAAATTACACCATTAGAAGAAGATAATAATTTAACCCTATTACAACAAGCAGTATACGAGTTTGAATCAGAAGTATCTCCAAACCCAGATGAATTTATTGAGGATATTAAAAAATTAAATTCAGTTAAAGATGTTTATGATTATTATGCTACTAAAAGAGGATGGTTACAAGATAAAGATCTTAAATACTCTTTAAAAGAGTTACTTAAATATCTTGTAAAGAAAAAATTAACAACTACAGCTGAATTAAAACAATTATTGCTTAATGAAGAAAATAATTTAAATGAAATGGCTGTATCTTATAATTTAAATGTAGATAAAGCTCAAGAGTTAAAAGATATAATTGATAAAGCTAAAGAAGGTAATACAAAAAAAGTATTAAACTATCTTTTAGATAAAGAAGTAATACCATCTATGAAAACTGTAGCTAATGATTTAGGTTTACCTGATTCAGCTAGTTTTAATACTCGTGCCTTTAGAGACTTTATGCTTATGTTAAAAGATAAAGGTATAGTATCAATGGGTGGAGCTGCTCCAAAAGCAGCAGCTGTTAAACCATCTAAAGAAAAAATAGAAAAAACAGTTAAAGCGATAGAAAAAGATATGGAGACAGGTGAAGAAGAAGCAGACAACTACTATAAAGTAAGCGACGAAGATTCAGCACCAGATGAAACAGCTATTGATAAACAAGCAACTCAAAAAGCTAATAAATTAACTAAACGTACTTCTGAATTAGATATAAACTTAAAAAAGAAAATTAAAATAGAAGCAGAAATTCAAGCATTACTTGATAAATATAAAGAGGCTAAAGGTGACGAAAAATCAAATTTAGCAGCTAAATTAAAAGAAAAAAACAACGAAAAGAAAGAAGTAGAAGCTTTAATAAATACATTTGATGTTGTATAAAGAAATTCTTAAATTTTTAGGATACATAGGATTAGTGTTATTAATTGTAAATATTCTTAACATTAATCCTAATTTCCGTTTGGCTAAAGAAAACGAAGCATTAAATAATAAAATAGATTCACTACAAGCAAATATTGACTCTACTAAAATTAAAATTGCCCAATTAGATTCAGTTGCTACTGTTTATAAAAAACAAGTAATTGAAAATAAAACCAAATTATCGGGTTTAAAATATAAAGCCGATTTATATAAAACTAAATACAATGAAGAACATAATCGTATTAATAACTTGTCTAATGATGCCCTTGTTAGTGAGTTCACAAACGCTTTCAACTGAGGATTTAGTTACAGTTCCTGCTAAAACATTAAAAAACGCTTTAATTGTAAAAAATGAACGTGATTATCTTAAAAATCAAATCACAGTAGTTAGAGATTCAGTTAATATTTTAGTTACAATTACAAATAATCAAGATTCTATTATAAAAAATCAAGACACATCAATTTCATTATATAAAAAAATTGATACAGATCGTCAAAAACAATTAGAATATAAAGATAATATTATTACTGATAAAGATAATATTATTACTGATTACCAAAACCAAATAAAAAAATTCAAATTAAAGTTTATAGTTAGTTCTATTGCTTTTGTTGGTATTTTACTAGTTATATGAGTCAAGACTTACGTGAAGTTATAAGACAGGAATATGTAAAATGTGCCTCTGATCCGGCTCATTTTATGAAGAAATACTGTTATATCCAACATCCTCAAAGAGGAAGAATCATGTTTAATCTATATCCATTC